ATTCAATCAGAAGAGACAGAGGTTTAATCGACTTTAGAGTCGTAGTACAAAACACACCTGAAGACATGGATAAAAACCAACTTGTAGGAAAAATTTATTTAAAACCAACAAGAGCACTTGAGTTTATTGATATTGAGTTCTTAATCACTCCAACAGGAGCGTCTTTTGAGGATATCTAATAGTTATATTATGGGGGATGTTATGTCCCCCATATTGTATTAATTAAAATTTAAAAAATAAAACAATGGAATTTAAAAAGAAATTACTTGCAGAGGAATTAAATGTTAAACCTAACGGAGTTAAAACATTTTCTAAAAAACCACAAAACATTATTGTTACTGAATCTCAGTTAGAAAGGTTAATTGAAAAATTAAACGGATAATAATGACTTTAAGTTCGATAATAAGAAAAAATATAAAAGAGTTGATTTTAAAAGAAGGATTTGAAGAAGGTAATCCTGATTTAAAATATTATGCTTTTGATTGGGACGATAATATTGTTATTATGCCCACTCAGATTATGTTATTATCGAATGAAGATGAGGAGGTCGGTATGTCTACAGAGGACTTTGCAGAGTATAGACAGATGATAGGACAAGAACCCTTTGAATATAAGGGTCATCAAATTGTTGGTTATTCAAAAGACCCGTATAGAAATTTTCGTGTATCAGGTGACCAACAGTTTATTGTTGACTCTTTATTAGCGAAGCCTGGTCCTTCATGGGAAGATTTTGTGGAATGTATAAATGGCGGTTCTATTTTTGCTATTATAACCGCTCGTGGTCACACACCATCAGTCCTCAAAGATGCTATATATAATTATATTGTAACCAACCACAATGGAATCGATAAAAATATTTTGGTAGAAAACCTTAAAAAATATCGTGATTTATCGGGAGAGGTCATGAAAGACGACCAACTTTTAATAAAGGAGTATTTGGACATGTGTAAATATCACCCCGTAACTTATGGTGAGGGTTCTGCTGCAAATCCGGAAGAAGGAAAGATAGAAGCTTTAAGGGAATTTATTAATTATGTAAAGTTTCAAAGCCAAAAAATAGGTAAAAAAGTATCATTTACAAATGATGTTAATAATAACTTTATACCTCAGATAGGGTTTTCAGATGATGACCCAGGAAATATTGAATCAATAAAAAAGTTTTTAGATAAAGAATATGATGATAATCCAGTTAAAACTTATTTAACTAAAGGAGGTAATAAAGAAGAAGTATAATAGGGTAGCTAGATAAGGATTTTACAAGTAATAATAGAAAAGTAAAGAGAAAAACTTTTATTATGATATTTATAAATAAAATAAACAAGAATTTTAAAACCAAAATACAATGGCTGATTTATTAATGAAAATGCCCGTACCTTATGAACCGAAAAGAAAGAATCGATTTGTTCTTACTTTTCCTTCGTCATTGGGTATAAACTCTTGGTATGTTGAATCAACATCAAGACCACAAGTCACAATAAACCCAACAGAAATACCATTCTTAAACACTTCAACATATGTTGCAGGTAGATTTACATGGGGAACTATCAATGTTACGTTTAGAGACCCTATTGGTCCTTCAGCATCACAAGCACTTATGGAATGGGTAAGATTAACTGCAGAATCGGTAACAGGTCGTATGGGTTATGCTGCTGGTTATAAAAAAGACTTAGACCTTGAGATGTTAGACCCTACAGGTGTAGCTGTTGAAAAATGGATTTTACAAGGTACGTTCTTAACTGATGTTAATTTTGATAGTTTAGGATATAGTGATGATGCGTTGGCAACAATTACAGCAACACTTCGTCCTGATAGATGTATTTTGGTTTACTAATACTATTGAAAAAAAAATAATAATTTATATATTTAACCATAGGGTGAAAGCTCTATGGTTTTTTTATTTATAATGGAAGATAATTCAAAACAATACGGACAACAAGATTTTAATTTACCTCATGATGTGGTGACTCTACCCTCACAAGGTAAATTTTACAAAAACAAGAAAAAATCTTTTAAAGTTGGTTATTTAACGGCTCAAGATGAAAATATATTAGTTTCCGCTGGAAGTAATAACACTAACGTAATAAGTGATTTAGTTAGAAATAAAATATATGAACCGGATATACAAGTAGATTCTTTACTTGAGGGTGATGTCGAAGCTATATTAATTTTTTTGAGGAACACGGCGTTTGGTTCCGAATATAATTTTAAGTTAAGAGACCCTAAAACAAATAAAGAATTTGAACATACGGTTAACTTGGACGAGTTAGATATAAAGAAACCCACTCAAGAACCGAATGAAGACGGACATTTTGAAATAACACTACCGAAAACAGGTTCGGTTGTGAAATGCAAGCTACTTACAATTGGTGAAGTAAAAGCACTAAACGATGAGTTGGATAGATACCCAACAAATGTTACGGTACCCGTAGTAACAAACAGATTATTAAAACAAATCGTAAGTGTTGATAATAACGAGGATAAAAGTTACATTTCAACATTTATATTAAACCTACCCATTTTAGACTCTAAATTTATAAGAAATACTCTTTCTGAGTGTGAACCAAAAATAAATTTAGAAAGAAAAGTAAAAGCCCCGTCAGGAGAAGAGTTGACAGTTAGAGTCACCTTTGGGGTGGAGTTTTTTCGGCCTTTCTACTGAACATAGGATATTTTTGCTTGATGAGATATATTATTTATCTCGACACGCTAATTTTTCATATTCAGACACTCTTACTATGCCGACCTATGAAAGAAAATATTTTATAAATAAACTGGTTGAAGAGTTTGAAAAAAAATCGGAACAATACGAAAAGGCAAAATCACGTAGGTAATCTATTTATATAAAAAGATTATTTATGGTTAATCCAATAGACGACGCAAAAGGCAAAGCAAAAGAGGCAATGGGTGAGATGTCCAAAGGAATGGAGGGCTTAAATAAAGCCGCCGGAATTTTTGATAAAACGGTTTTACATATTGCAGGTAGTTTAGCTAGGTTAGCATTACCTACTGCAGTTATTGAAGATACTGCAAAATTACAAGAACTTTCTTTTAAACTCACAAGAGATGTCATGGGTCAAACTGACATTATTGGAAATGCAGTATTGAGAACGATGGGAGACGCCGCAATGGAAACTACAAAATTTGGTGTTGGTTTAGATGAAAACTTACAATTAATGAAAGAGATAAATGACGTTATGCAGACTAACACGTTATTATCTGACCAACAAGTTGTAAATATGCAATTATTGGCTCGCACTGCGGGAGTAACATCTTCTGAAATTGTCCCAATAGTCGAAGGTTTCAGGAGTATTGGTGTAGGAACTGATGATGCTATCGAAAACATTGAAAGCATGCAAAAACAAGCCCGAAGTTATGGTATTAACGTAGGACAATTTATAAAAGGTATTGGTGCAAATATAAAACTACTATCTTCATATAATTTTAAAGATGGTGTGGACGGGTTAAGTAGAATGGTTGCCAAAGCACAAGCATTAAGAATAGATGTAGGTAAAACCATAGAATTTGCTGATAGTTTAATGGACCCTGAGAAAGCTATTGAAACCGCGGCAGGGTTCCAAATGTTAGGAGGAGCGATAGGTGACTTAGGAGACCCATTTAAGTTGTTACAGATGGCACAAACAGATGCCGAAGGTTTACAAGACGCGGTTCTTAATATGGCTGAATCTGCAGTGGTATTTAATGAGGAAACGGGTGAGTTTGACATTCCTGTTAATGAAATGTACCGACTTAGAGAAGCTGCCAATTTGGCGGGAATGAGTTATCAAGAAATGACAGATACTGCCTTTAAGGCTGCAGAAAGAACTAAAAAATTAGATTTAATGGATACCACATCGGTACCTGAAGAATTTAAAGAGTTAGTTACAAATATGAGTAACCTTAAAGGTGGTAAATTAGAAGTTGCAATTCCCGTCTATGATGAGTTAACAAAAGGAGTAAAAACACTAACCAAAGGAGTAGATGAATTAACACCTGAAGATTTAATAGCTTTACAAGAACAAGAGGCAATAAATAATATGGATATGAAAGACATAGCATTTAGACAAATGACGGCTTTGGAACTCATGGCGGGTATGGATGCTTCTGCAAAAGCGGCAACGGTAAAAATAGGTGTTAATACTAAAGGTGTCACCGACGCCTTAGGTGCGTTAGATGCATATGCTAAAGTAACAAAAGATGCGTTGGACGAATCTTTAAGTTCTGATTCTCTTGAAGTTTACGGAAACGCATTATCAGAGGCACTTGCTACCGGTTTCCGAGAGGAAGACGCGGTACTACATTTTAAAAATGCTGCATCACATATCGCTACTACAATGTATAGTCACATTAAAGATTTACCGACAAATATAGATACAGAATTACCTGAGACTAATATGTTAAAAGGACAAAACATATTTGGAGCATTAGTAACTGCCGCGGCAGGCGCGGAAGGAGAGTTAGATAAAGTTGCTAAAAAATTAGAAGGACTAATACCTGCAGGTGCTTTAAGTGCATTTACAAGTTCAAAAGTTGCAATTACCGGTATTGGAGAAGCTTGGAATAAAATGGTTGATACTGCTAAAAGTACTGTATTAGGAGCCCTTGATGACGTGACTAGCGGTGTACCAAATACTTCACCAGATACTAAGCCAGCTGGTGACTTTATATCAAGACCTGGTATGGGAGTTCAAAGATTCCGCAAAGATGAT